ATATTCTGAATTATATCGTCTGGTTCCTAAAAAATACTAAAGTTTTATTTAAATGTGATATAATGACAATGTGAATTATCATATAGATAATAATGAGATGAATTATATCACAAATTTTTTAATCTTCATCTTTATAATTTGCCGTAAAACGACATATATGCAATCTAGATAATTCATTCGGTGGCACGGCTTTTCTTTTTATTAAGACACTTAATGCCGATTTAGCATGAGCTTTATTAGTCCAAATAGTTGCCAATTTAATATCATCCACCCAATATTTTTCGTATATACTACGACGTTTTTGGCAACCTCTATAGTAATATGAAGTTGAATATGGACCGTCTAATCTTAGTGCGTAAATGTCGAAAGTCATTATTTATCCCTCATTGTAATTTTTAATTTTGAAACAGAAGAAAATGTAGCCGCAAGATTATTAATCCCTGATGACAAATATTCCAGTCGTTGTACCCTTAATTGAGCATAATTTTTAATTTGAACCAGCTTTTCAAGATACGAATCTTGTTTACTAAGGATTCCAACTTTAGTTTCATAATTATAGTAGCTATTGGAAAACTGATCTAATTTATCACAACAATAACTGTTAATTTCATTCGTTGTCCATGCTAATCTCGACTGTTCAGCATTATGATTGCGTTGCATAAAAAATGCTAGTTGATTTAATCTCAAGGCAATTCCAATAGCATCAAATGCTGATAACTTTTCTATATCATCGCGGTTCATATTAAAATAACCATTAATTTCCGCTTCATCAACATTATTTGTATGGAGAAGTCCTAAAGATCGCTCATAATCATTAAGAGCCTGCTGGACTTTTTCCATCTTTTCTTTAGCTATATCTGACATTATTTACCAAGCCTTTCATTAATTAGCCCACCAAAACATTCTATCGGTATAAGTTTATGATATGGAAGCTCGTAATTTAAATGGTCGCCCACTTTACCCTTCTTTTTTTCCTGCTTCATAATATTCTCTTTATAATCGAATCCTACTAATATTACTGTAGCTGAACCATTTTCACGATCATCGCTATCAACATATCCAAATATATAAATGTCGGCTCGTAAATTCTTTATACATTTTACAAGTCCAGCTTCATACTTTGGCTTTTTACTCGCCGTCTTAATTTCAATCTTTTTATTGTCACAGGAAAGAAAATCAATAGATTTGCCGCCCTTTTTATATTCGATATCCAGACCTAATCCGTAAACTTTAGAAAAAGCCATTTCACCTAATAAACCAGTTCGCTCTGCTTTTGTTTGGTCGTCCTTAGTATTTATTAAGCCACGTCCCCACATTCCAGCCTTAGATGAACACCACATATTATGGGCGAAATTATCGCAAATTCTATATTCTTCGCCCACTATATTTACTGAATAAACATTGATTGGTAGTGCTGTTAATTGCGGAATCATAAATGTTTTGGTTGGTTCTATTTTTTGCGGATAAAATAAACTTGGCGGCGGATTTTCAGTTTTTTTAGGTGATTTTCTTTTTGCCATTATTTATTTTCTATTATTTATCATTAGTTAATTTAACAGTAAATTTCGCCACTCATCAATTTTATCATAAGGAAGTTCAATAAGCGTAAAGCCGTTAAGTTCCGTCCATCTAACCTTATCGTTATCTCTTTTTTTCTGTTTTAAAAAATCCGCTTCATTTTTGTGAAATAAGCTACTTTGTTCGTAGTGTTGCTGTCCTTGAACTTCGATAAAGGTTTTAAATAGCGGAATAAAAAAGTCAAAGTAGATTGTTTGCCCAGGTAGAATTGGTATGGAGACTTCTTCTACTATTTGGGTCATCGGATATAATTCTTTTAATAAGGCGCGAGCTTGAATATGTAGCGATGATCTTAACTCTCGAACAGTATTAATTGATATTGTGCCCAGATTAATATTGTGTTTGTTTCCAAGCAGATCTTTTATAATCATAATTATGCCGTATTTCTTAGTCTAAACTTAGTTTGCATTTTCTAGGTATTTATTTTCCCAGTATTTTAGTCTTTGCTCAACTAATAACTTTTTATCCTGTGGCATATTTTCTTCTTCTAATAGTTGTTTACATCCTTCCCAAAACGAATATGCACACATATTAGTGGTAAATACTCGTTTGTCGAATTTCCTACTATTAATCAATGTGAGCATCTTTTCCGCATCCTTAATATCTTTACCATAAATGTGCATACTATCGGAGATATGAAGATATTCACCAACTTCAACACCTACCTTATTGGCAACCATTTTTTGTAATTCTGTTAGGGCAATCATGTTCATAAATGCCGCCTTAAATAAATCATTACTTCTAAAGCGAACGTTCATATTTAGTTTGTTGTTTTCAACTCTGAACCATAATGATTGTAGACATGGTGGATCAATATGATCTGGATCAGTCCAAGGTTGCCAAGTAATAGCTTGTGCTCTACGAGTATATGGGCATTCTTTTAATTGTTCAATAACCTTTTCTATTTGATTTGTAGGTGGGATATATGTAGTAATTAACGGTAATTCATAATTATAATTGAATAACTTTTGATGGTAGGTATAACTCCATCTGTTCGGGTTACTAACGTCGTAGACCCAATAATCATGTACTCCATAAATAACTTCCTGAACATATTTTTCTAAATCCTCTAAAGCACCAGGAATACCTAAATGATAGCGAGGCTCAGCAAATGGCTTGGTTACGTGCAAAACCATAGTGCAATCTTTACTTTTAGGATCGCCCTCTTTGTCATATTGTGTTGAAAATTCAACGCCTTCATGTAGACATCATTCAACGCCTATTTCCCATGCGTGAGCTAAATTTGTTGATTCTATTGTTATCAGCTTCATTAACAGATTCCCTTTATTTTTCGTTTTGTCAACTTTTTAAAAAGTTGGTAGTCCAAGACGTTCTCTAACTAACTGATTTAATGTATCATAGTGTTGCGGATTTTCAACCAAGAATAGACGGCAGTTTTCTTCGCCTTGAAATTTTGGTTTTTCCTCAAGGAATGTCATTGTATACCATGCCCCTGCTGAATCAATAAGATTTATATCCTTAGCTATATTAATTAATTCTGCTTCTTTACTTATTGATTTTCCATAAACCAAAAATCCTGTACCTGTTTTTCCAGGTGGTCCTAAAGCACTATGTTCGCAAAATATTTGTATTTCTTGTCCTATAATATTATCGCTATTTTTTGGTATTTTCCAATAAGATGAAGATTTAAATATTAATTTAGTATCAGCTTGATAACGAATTGCCGTGGATGTTTTTTCTATATATGGAGCACCATAAGAGGTCATATTAACACCCATATGATGAATTGAAATAAAGATTACATCGTTTATATTTATTGCGGCTGATGATTTTCTAACAAATTTAGCTATTGCTTTATTTCCATTATCCATTAATTGTTTAGACATATCTTCTACTAACTCAGATTCGCTTGATATAGCAGACATTGAATCAAATATAATTACTATTTTCTTTTTAGTAGATATAATTTGGTGGGCTATTTGTAAATAATCTGTAGCACTTAATATTTTATCTTCGCTACTTTCAATTATATAGAAATTATTTAAGTCTAATCCAGGTACACATTCTAAGTCTCTTTTCTTTAATCGATTTTCAACATTAAAATAATATATTGTGTATCCTTTTTTTTGTGCAGATGCAGCAAAATATAAACAACAACTAGTTTTTCCACTTTTACTTTTACCAGCAAAAACATGTAATCCGGTTGTTAATCCACCATTAGTAATTAAATCAATAGTTGGGCTTACTGGTACTACATCCCTTTTTCTATCAACGATACTATTTGCTGTTATTAATATTGAATCCCCATATTCTTTTTTAATTAAAGTTTCTAAGTCAGGCATATTCCTAATTCCTCTTTTAGTATTTTTAAATATTCTTCTTTTTTAAAGTTTTTATATGATATTTCTATTAATTTTATATTATTTTGTTTACAATATTCTTTTTTGATATTATCGTTTATTTTTGTTCTTTCAAATTTTTCTATTGCATTTTTATATCGTCCCTTTTTATAATGTTGTTCGCCCTGTAATTCTATTAATAAATTATAATCAGACAAATAGAAGTCAAATCTTAAACAATCTATATTTTTACAATCAGGATATTTTTTCTCTTTTTCATATTTTACGTTATTTAATTTAAGAATTTCTTCAAAATCGCTTTCAGCTTTAGATGATTTACATTTAGGACACCCACTTCTATTAGTAAATCTATTATGGACCGTTGCTGACCAACTATTTCCACATTTTTTGCATATCCACCAATATTTTTTATTTTCACCAACTGTTACATTAAATATATCTGTTTCTTTATTTTTATCTGAATCCCATTCATCTATAATTTTTGAGCCAGTTTTTATTAATAAATTACATTTGCCACAACTTTTAGTATTATTTGTTAGTAATGCATTTGAGTTAATTATTTTTCTATTTCCACATTCACATTCGCACATCCAATTAACTTTACCAAATTTATTTCTACCAGCTTCTTTTATAACAGTTAATTTGCCGAATTTTTTATTTAATAGATCTACCTTATTCCCAAGTAAGCACCCGCATGAATTTATAGCTTTACCAAGATTGGAATTTACAACTTCTGTATAATTGCCACATTCACACAAACACAACCATATTGTATTATTGCTATGATTTTTAGACACTGGTTTTATTACAGTTAATTTACCAAATTTTTGTCCTGTTAAATCTTTAAATCTTGATTGCCCACACCCACAGGATTTTATCTTTCCGCAAGTTACTCTTGATACAGGCAATATCTTTTGTTTACCACATTCACATAAAAAAAGCCAACATTTAAAATTATCTATTTTTATTTCTGATGGCTCTATTGCAATTAATTTATTATATTTATGATCCGCTATTATTTCATTTTTCATATATTAGACCTTTCTATTTAGGTATGCACCATTTAGTTATAAATCTAATATATTCTGAAGTCGCTTATCAATTTTATGTTCGCGGAATGTGTCACCAGCATCGTCATCAATCTGGATTGGCTTAGACTCTGCTATCCTATTTTTTTCCTGTATCAATAATTCGTGATGTTCCTTAATCAACCCAATCATAAAATCTGAATGAATTGACCATCTCATACCAGCACGTTTATCTTTTAAAGCTCTAATAATAGCTTCGGCAGAATATTCCTTTGATAATTTACTGACAACTCTTCCCCATCTTTTAAAAGAATCTTTCCATTCTTCCGTTTTCCAAAAATATATAGAAAGATCTTTTTTTTGATATCTAGCCATTCTTTCACAAATTATTTCAACAAGATATTGTTGTCCGGTAATAAATGTATCTGGTGCATATCTACTAGGATATTTACTTTTATCGCTTTGTTTTCCTTTACTTGCCATATTATGCTTTATTCTCTATTGTATATATTAATTGTTCTCGTAATAAATTAGCTAAAGTTTGTTTTTCAAAATAATCATCAATGATAAAAGCAATAACCTGTGTACTTTGCATTAACCCATAAGGTTTTACTTTATGAATCATATTTTGAATTCGTTCTATTTTAGTAACCAAATCTGGATATGTTTGTCTTAATCTATTTAGATCCTCGCCAAAATCTAACATTATTGCCGCTATTTTTAATGGTTCTAAGTCAATTGGTTCTATAAACATATTTAGAAATCCTTATCTTTAAAATAATCGTTTAAGCTATCACACATAGATTGCCTAATATTGTCTTCTTTTTCCTCTTTTAACCTTCTAATCTCAATCGCTTTTTCGTATATTTCATTAGTTAACTTTTACTCTTTCAATTTATCGCCCTGTTCTAGTATTTTACCATCACTTAACCGATATAAATTTCCGCTTGCGTGACGACTTAGTACAGATGCTTTCTTTTTAGCTTTATCACCATGTTGTGATGCTGCTTCTGTACTAATTGCAACGCCCTTTTCTTTTTTATCCCTAGTCGTCATAATAAATAAATCTTTAGACTTAATTGGTTTATTTTCAGGATTTTCAATATTAGGCTGTATTTCAGTTTGCGGCTGCTGTGACTGTTGTGACTGTTGCACCTTAACTATTGTATCGTGAATTTTTGCCAATTCAACCTCAACATACTTTTTCACCGTGTGAATTGGGCGATCCAACTGATCGGCGATTTCTTCAACGGTTTTTCCGTTATGAATCATTCCTTGGCAAGCATATTTTTCTGTGTTTGTTAGTTTACCTTGTTTTGTCATTTTTGTATCTTTCTTTAACTGTAAATCTCGCGATTTGAATTAGTAAGCCACGCTTTATTTTTAGTCTTTAAATAATTCAAGTAGAAATTAAAAACTTTACTATTTACTTCTTTATTTTTCCATTCCTTTTTTCCG